ATACAGGTCGCCAAATGTTTTTAATGGGTTAAGTGGTACAATCACCACTGAGCTAATAATTGAACCCAATTGTCTATGTAGATATGCACTCAGTTCTGAGAAGTAGAATGTATCACCAAAGTCCCACTTGTCAATGCTAAAGTAATTGTTGATGTTAGAAATAACCTGACTCTTGATTTCGCTGTCGCTGGCAGTTGTGTTAAGGGCCTTGACAACTTTAATAGTAGCCCGCAACTGTGTGGGTGCTTTGGCGCCAAATAATGGTTTGAACACTACTGAGTTTAGCACTAGATTATCACTGACCATTTTATAGTTATTAAGTCCTGAATAGTCTTGCGACAATTCATTGATAGTAGGTACACTGGGCTCTGGCACAGTGCCAGTTGTATCTTTAATATAGTTTTGATAAGCTGTGTAATATGCTTGTTGCACAAGATACATGTCAATGATGTTCGAAGTTCCAGGATCAATAACATTGGTCAATGAACTATTGTGTCGGTATTGGAATGACAATGAGTTGCGACCCACTTGCGCAAGAAAATCTGTGCGAGGAATTATTGTTCTTTGAAAGATACCATTGACCACAGTGACTTGCAATTGGTAGAACAATTTACTTTGGTATGCATAAAATATTTGTCCGTTGATGTACTCGCTTTTAACTAATTCAATTGCATCCAATGTAGCCAGCGAACTATTGACTATTCCTGGCTCAACCGGCAAATATCTTTCAAGATCATCAAAGTCCGTGGTCAGTTGGAAGAAGATTAACTTGGAAGAAGCATTGACTGTGGGAGCCACCAAGTCATCAAAAAAGTCTGGATTGTCTGCCACGCCGTCAGCGTCACTATCTCGATAACTCACAACAACTTCATAGTCGTTTACAAATCCGTCGCTTTGAATTGGCTGGCCAATTATGTCCATGGTAACATCAGTGGGCAATGGTTCATTAGAATCTGGTCTTGAGTTGGTTTTTAGCACCCTTATAAAGTCCTTGATCACTAATCCAGTCTTACTGTCATAGACTTCGCCGCTGGTACTGAAGAAGAATCTTGTTTGTATAACACTAGCAAATTTATATTGCAATGATCTAGAACTAACCACATAGTTAGATCCATCAGTTAAAAACTGCACCAGCCAAGAAGCATCTAAATTTTGCCCTGAAGTATCCTGTGCGTAGACTCTGCTAAAAGGTGCCGGGTTTCCAGCATAATCGGCATCGAGATTTGTACTGGTTATAAGATACCAGCTGCCAGTTAAATTGTTGTAGCCAAGACCAAAATTTCGATAAAGCTCAATTTGTTGAATCATGCTTTGCTTGATTTCTAAAGGCAACACATTGACAAACTTTGGAATCACTAATTGTGCCAAGGCACCGGATGGTACAAAATTGTTCAACGCAACTGGTCCTATTCCGTCTGGCAAGTTGCCAAGTCCTTGTGCAGTACCTTCAAGCACCACTGCTTCAACTGTGGCCCATATTACCATTTTTTCATCAGCGCGGACTGGTACTCCGGTCTGTAGTCTATTATTTGCATCAAAGAACTTACCGGCAGGTGGCACAAATTTTACCAAGCTACCTTGTGTAATATATTGAGCATTGTTATTGGTGTAAGCACCAATTGGCAACGGGTTGCTGGCTGTGCTAGTGTAAAAATATCCTGTAGTTTGGTTGTTGATTGTTGTGGTTTGATTCCATCCGGCACTTAACACAGTTAATGGAGGTCTTGGAAAGTTAGCATAGTAAAATTGCAACATACCACGACTGGCTGCCAGTGGTTCCACTGAGTTGGTAATTGTATCAACGATTTCGTTGCGATTTACCCAATTAAAATTGAAAGTAGGCAAAACATTTTCTTCGTAAATTACTCCGTCACTGGAAAATATATTGGTACTAGAATATTTTCCAGTGGGATCTGTTAGGTCAATATACCTAGATGTACCAGTGCTGGCACGATCAACTGCTTTACTCTTGATAATTGAGTTGTATTTGGTGAATGGGAAGTTGTTGTAGTCTTCGCCATTGACCATACGATTCTGTGTGTAGTAACGTGCAGGAGCACGTTGCTTGATCTCTGTGATGTTTTCTCTAGACTGTGCATTAGTCACTGGTTGTGTGATGCCGCAGGTGAGAGTCAATGTTTCCAGCCTGCCAGAACGACTAATGTAGCTGATTGGCACTGAAATGTTTTGCATTTCTTCTGGGTTGATTATATACTGCAATCCATTGCTGGATCTAACATAGGTACGGAAAGTTCCTACCGGAACACTGGAAAATACACCATCTCCAAATGTCAATGTAATTTGATCGTTGGCGCGGCTTGTTATAGAATACAATGTGCGTTGGTCTGGCGCCAACTGTTCAACTGCGCCGGCAAAAATATTTTCAACATAAATCCATTCGCCTGAAATACTACCAACATCATCAAGCTTGTACAACCAATGATCTTCTTGGTTACACCCTTCAATGTTGATGTTTACTGTGCGGTTGGGAATTGCTTCAGACAAGTTGAAGTCTTGATTTTGCAATACGCCTTGTTTGAACAAGAAAAAGAATCCAGTATTTGCACTACCAAATCCCTGTGCGTCATTGCGATACAATACGTTGAATGCACCATTGGGTTTTGGTGCTGGCTCGTAGACATATTCTTTGCCAACTGTGGTCGCACTCACGACTTCAAACGGCATGTTTACACCATCTACTACAGATGTGTAGGGAATAATTGGCAAGTAACCGGGAATAAGATTGATTGTGTATTCGCTGGTTTCAATACCCAGTATATCCTGACGGTTACCTGGACGACCAAATTTTTGACTGTCAACAAATGCGGCATTCATGATTGAAGTAAACTGCTCTAACCAATTTGGGTTAGTGGCATCATTCCAATCAATTGTGATGTTGGCTAGGTTAATACCATTAAAGTCTGTGATATTTTCAGTGGTGCTAGCCGAAACAACCTTCAAGTAACCCTGCGCTTCGGTGTTTCGTTTAGGTGTATAACTGACCAAGTTTGCCAAACGTACCACGCTGTCACGGCGTTCGGCTGTGTCTAAAAAGTTCTCTCGTGTGTTTAAGTCGTTTCTAAATGCCAGGGCTTGTCCCATAAAAGCCATGACGTCCAGCAGTGCAATAAATTCACTGCTTTCAATGTAATCGTTAAAAGTTTCTGGGTAATAAAGTCGGAGATAATCAACAAAACTCTTTCGCAGGGTTTCAAAATCATAACTTTGAAAGTCAGCTTCACGATAGGTTTGATAAAGCCTCTTCCAATCTTCTACACCAAATATTGCGGTTTGTCTTGTTGTTTTAGCCATAGTTTCTCACTGTACATTGTATTTATAACCCCAATTATCTACATAGTTTTAGATGAAGCTGGCACGACGAGATTCTTGATCAAAGAATATAGACAGTCGCTCGGCTGTAGAACTTGGTACAATTTGAACCTGTAGCTCTATTAACATGCCGTTTTGTTGTGGGTATACATTAGCGTCTGAAATATAAATTCTAGGATCTCCGCCAGCTACACGCTGAAGCTCTGCTAGTATTTTTGTCACTGTTTCGGGAGTTTGATTCTCAAATATAAAACTCCAGATAACAGTGCCGTACCCCGGACGACCAACTAGTTCACCTTGTTGGATATTAAGGGCGTTTGACAAATCACGTTTGACTAGAGCAAAGTCAGTCAACGTGAATTTTTTATTTTGATTAATAGTGTTGAAACCAATAAATGCAGGCATAGTAATATTTATGCATTGTCAGATCGGTCAATTGGCTTAAAAATAGGTGCCGGTACTTTGGCATCGTTTAGTGCGTTGATCAAAGTTTTGTCAATTGAGGCACGGTTTATTGTGCCTGATACTGACTCTGCTACACCACTACCACCAGTAAGTCCAGCTAGTTTGTTTGTTACAAAATTTGTAGCAAATTGTGCACTTTTAATAGTGGCAGATATAGCTTTGTTTAAATCAGCAGGTGCAACGCCTTTGACAAAAGCCCCAGCAGAGGCTACACCAAATTTTGTTGCTGTTTGTACCAAGCCTGACAGTTGTTGCGGTGCTTCGGTTCCAGTAACTAATCCGGCAGCTTTCATGCCAGTCAATGTAGTGTTCATAAATTGTTGTTGTATAGTATTTTGCAATCCTGGATTGCTGAGTATGGCCGGTAATCCAGCTACTCCATTTTTACCAGACCACAATGTTGGTGACGCTAAAATAGTGCCAAGTGATTTGCCTTGTGACAATTGTGCTTGTATGCTTTTTCCAGCACCAGGTTTCAAAAATCCTGCACTTTCAAGCTGGGCTGGCTGAAATCCGTATTGACCAATACCTTTGGTTGTGCTCACTGCATTTGCAGCCTGTCCAACTGATGTTTTAGCTTGGGCCAACAGTCCAGTTACTTGATTTTTATCAAGACTACCAACGTTGGCAGTAGCCAATGGAGTATCTAACACTGAGGCAGCGTCAACTGCGTTTGTTACTGGCTCACTAGCTGTCTTGCCCAGGGCAGCTTCTACTTGAGGGCTAGGCGTTGAAGGAGTATCACCATCATAGTTTACTGAAACTGCCACACCTTTGTTGTGATAGGGATAAGGTTCGTGTGTGGGTGCTCGAGTCACAATGGTTTTAATTGCACCTGATTCAACCTGCCAACCTGATGCACCATTGAATTGTGTTCCGTCAAGGCTGTATTCTTTGATGGGTTTGATTGCATCAACGTTTTCTGGTGATCCACTGTTGAGATTGATGGGTTGTGCTTGTAAATTAAGTTCGCCACTGCATTTCCACCCTCCTGATGCACCTTGTAAAACAACTGCACCGTCAGACAAAATTCCTATCTTGGCTTTGCTGTATATTTTAAAATCTTCCACACTGGAAATCCCCATGGTGCCTTGACTTTCAATTTGGACATTTTTTCCTCTAATGTTTAAATTTTCGCCAGCATTGATGTTGATGTCTTTGTCAGCATGCAAATTGATTGACCCTTGTGTTCGAACATTAACTGAATTACTAGAGTAAACATCCACTGTGCCTTCGCTGCCAAATTCTAACCAAGTTGACCCATTGGCGTGAATAATATAAAAGCAATCAGCATCGTCACTCATGGTGATCTGATGGCCTTTGCTGGTTCTTATTCTAATTAAATTGTCTTCGCCCTGAAGATCACCATCGTCCATGACCAATGTATGCCCACCGCGACGTCCTTCAATTTTTGTGTCGGCCAGGTTGACTGCGCCTGACGCTACCCGGGCTTTGATGTCTTTTTCATCAAGTCCGCCTTGATAGATTGGACGTCCGGGAGTGCTAATGCCAAACACTGCGCTGGGACTTTCTCTTTGCGCATTGCTGGTTATTGGACCACGCACATTGTCACCCAATAGACCCTGGTTGGCCATAATAGCAAAAACATAGCTGTGTATTGGCTTGGGCTGAGTAAAGAATCTAGGATTGTTTTCTATGTTTGCATTATAAAAGTTGGCTTCAACCACCGGTAGCTGTGTTGCTTTGGCACCAGCAATAAGACTTTTTTGTTCTGCG